TAAGAAATCCTATATTCGGTGTTGCACCAGCCATTTTATTATATTCTATTTCCAATTTAACAGAAGATATTATCTTACCTGCTAAGTTAGCGGATGCATTTGCAGATGCTGGTGTTATATTTCCAGAAGCGGAACGTTCCATTTCATTTGCTAAAAACTTACGAAGTTCTTCAACATTTGTTATTGCCATTTTTACTTTCCTTGTATATACGTTGCAGTTTAATTTGAAGTCTTTTTATTTCTATTAATTCCTTTGGTATTTCTTTAACTTTAATATCAGTATGTTTTACTAATAATTGTTTAATATAATAGTCTGTTAAATTTATTCTATTTTTATTTTTTAGTTTTTTTCTACATAATTTAAATCTAAGTGTTTTTGCATTATTTTTATGTAACATTTTAATTATTTCTATATTTTTTTTTCTATATATTTTGCTTCTTTCTGATGCGCATGTTTTACAATCGTAACCAATATATTTATATTTACTTCTACGCTTTATATAAACTTTATCTATAGTTAATTCTCCATGTATCTTACAAATTTTAACAATCTCATCCATATGTTACTCATTAATTCTTAGTTGGTCTTTAAACCATTGGTCGGTTTCTTCTACTGGATAGTAGATCCGACCTTTTTTTTCTAGTTGAAGGAAGGATGGCTTTTCTTTTTTGAAAATTCTTGCTTGAAACCAATGAATGGAATAACCATAACGTTTAGATGCTTCTTTCACACTAAGATAATTTTTACCTAAAATTTCTATCATGAATTTATTCCTTTAAATTCTATAAATCAAACACATGCTATTTTGTGTTATTTTTTATTATTTTTCAATATTTTTTACTATTATTTACTATTATTTTTTGCACCATTTATACGATAGGTATAGTCTAAAAATATGGATAAAACCATCGAGACTCTTGCGATATTAGAGGCACATACCGTGGCGGGGAAATAGCCAATGCTGCTATGAGCATTCAATCATAGACGAGACTCGTTCGTTAGGCGAGGCGTTTACCGTTGCGGGGTTAATAGCTAAGGAAGCATTGATGGAAAGCTCAAATGGAATGAGCCAAGGTCAAGATACATCTTCACCTGGTAGTTTAACTTCACCAGCGCCAGCACAGCAGCAATCAGCTCCTGCGCCCTCGTCTGATGAAAGGGTTTTAAGGCAATCTGAAGTAAATGAAATCGTTAAACGCGCAAAGTTAAATGCGGTTGATGACTACAAGCGATTGCAGTCTGAACAGCCAAATTACTTTAATCAGAAATATGGGGAAAATGCACCACAGCATCAACCTGTAAATCAGAATGCGCCTACTCCGAACGAAGCTCATTATAGACAGATAGCCGCTCAAGAAGCTCAACGATTACGTGACGAATGGGTACAAGAAGCACGTACCAAGTCCGAATCAGAACATGCACAAAGGATTGTGCAGAACTTCTGGGATAAAATCTCACCTGGTAAAGATAAATATCAAGACTTTGAAAAAGTCACTGGCGATATTGAATACGCACGTTTTCCAAATGTTGTACAAATGTTATCTGAGCACATAGATAATGCTCACGATGTTTTGTATGCCTTTGGTAATGATCCTATGAAAATGTCGCATCTCGAAGCATTGGCTGAGAGATCACCCAGGGCTGCTATTCAACATGCGCAACGGTTATCGCAATCTCTAAAAGAAAACGATAAAGCTTCAAAGATACGCATGCCCAATGAGCCATTAGATCAACTGCGACCTTCTAACACTGGAACGGATAATGGTGTTATGGGAGCAAAGGACTATCGTGCTTTACACAAAAGCCGAGGATGGTCTTAACCATAGCATAAGTATCCGAACTCTCATTCATTGATAGTTAGGAGCTTACTAATGGCTACGTACCCGAATAATATTTTGCAAACCGTGCAGACGTATCAACGTTCTTCACTTGCATTATTGCTTAACCTTTGCTGCCATATTGCAACAGCAAATACAAAATTTAAAGACTTCGATAAGATTCAAGCTAACTTAGGTTCTACAGTTACGTTTGATCTTCCTCCAAGATTCACGACTACATCTGGCCTTGTTGCTGCATGGCAGCCTGCTGTTCAGCGTGTATTGCAGTTAGTTTGCGATCAAGCTAACAACACATCGTTCGCAGTAACAGCGCAACAACGTATCTTCAACTTGGAAAAAGGTGAAGAAGATTACATGCGTGTGTTTGGTAAATCAGCAATTGCAGAATTAGCAAACTTAGTTGAATCTAACATTGCATTGAACTGGGCATCTGCTGTTGTAAGCGGAGTAGATGGCACGACTAATACCTTTTCAGGCCCATATCGTTTCTACGGCGATGGTTCTACAAGTCTAAGTTCATACCAACAATTAGCTCAAGCAGTCATGTTCTTCAAGAACTATGGCTCTGTTGCTGAAGGCATGAAAATCTATCTTCCTGATACTGTAATTCCATCTATCGTTGGTAATGGATTAAATCAATTCGCTCCTAACCGAAACGATGACATAGCCCTCTCATGGGAAGTGGGTGATTTCGGCACGCCATTAGTTAAGTACTACCAATCGAACTTAATGCCAATCCACGTTTCCGGTAACAGCGGTGTTGCTGGTAATCTCTTTACGGTAGTAAGCACGAATGATCCTACTGGTCAGAATGTTACTCAAATTACTGTAACAACCAATGGTAGCGCAACAGATGCGAGTGCAGTATTTGCTGGGGACTTATTCCAGTTCAAAGATGGTGTAAGTGGCCAACCTAATATGCGTTATTTGACATTCATTGGTCATACGCAATCCGCTAACCCCGTGCAATTCAGAGCAACAGCCAATGCAGCATCTGCTGGTAGCTCAATCACATTGACGATTACTCCTGCATTGAACTGGGCTGGTGGCGCTAATCAAAACCTAAATAATCCAATTGCAGCTGGCATGCAGATCCTAACATTCCCATCTCATCGTTGCGGTGGAATCTTGGGTGGTGATGGTCTGTTTATGGCTATGCCGCAGTTGCCTGAACAAAGTCCTTATGACACAGCGAATGAATATGATGACGAAACTGGCGCATCTCTTCGTTTGACATATGGTTCTGTATTCGGACAAAACCAAACAGGGATGATCTATGACGAAACTCACGGTTCAGTAATTGTGCCTGAGTATTCCATGCGCTTCCTTGTTCCATTGTCTCAAGGCTAATAATGGAAAGGCGTCAGTTTGGCGCCTTTAACTTAACGGATTAAGAGGAAATTTATATGACAAATCCACAAATTCAGAATGATCCAGTAATCACTTTACCTTTTCTTTATAAAACAGGATTGATAATTTCTAATGACGCAACTACTCCCAATACTGTACTTGATATAGCACAGGGGCAATGCCGTGATTCCAATGATATTATGGATATTACATTAGGAGCCAATAATCCTAATTTAGAAGGAAATACGGTTGCAGCACCTTTAAAATTGAATGCTGCTGTTAATGGTGTTAATGGTCTTGATACTGGATCGTTAGCGGCAAGTACTATGTATGCAGTGTATATGATAGCCGATTCACGCTATTATAAGCCTGTAGCAAGTATTTTAACTCTTGCTTCTAACACAGCGCCTCTAGTTCCTTTTGGTTATGATTCGTATCGTTTAGTAGGATATTGGCCAACTGATGGTAGTTCTCATTTTTTACTTGGTTATGTAACAGGAACTGCTAATTCATTATCATTTTTCTATGATGCTCCTCAAGCATCAAATATTACTGCCGGTGCTTCTACTACTTATGCTGCTGCATCATTAGTTAATATTGTGCCTGCCGTTAATAACTTATCTGTGCTTATTCAAAGTGTTTACACATCTCATGCTGCGGCAGATACATTGAAAATGCAACCAGGTAATGGAACAGGTGACATGGTTACGATCGAAGCACCTAGTACTAATGTTTTATATACAGACTCAGCATTAGTTTCACAGTTAGTGACAGGCGTACCAACTATTAACTATAAAGTTTCTAGTGGAACATCTCCAGCTGCTGTTGCGATCAATGTTAGGGGATATACCTATTCTGTTTAAAGAGGTGAGCTATGACATACCTTGCTCAAACTCTGGTAACGAAAAGTTGGTATTTATCTGGAATCGTCGCCCGTAATCTACAAGTTCCCACGGGCGATCAGATTACTGATGGCTTATTTTTATTAAATGCACTTCTTGATTTCAAGCAGATTGAAACTGATTTGATTCCTTATTTTACCTATAAAACAAATATTTTTTGCGTTTCTGGACAAGAAACGTATTTCATTCCTAATTGTGCGTTGATCCAATCAGTTACTTTTAATATTGGTGTTGTTAGATATCCAATGCAGTATTTAACTGATACTTCTTATTTTGGATCGAGTCGTGTTGATAATATTCAGACGTTACCTTTCAATTGGACTTATGTCAGAGAATTAGGTGGCGGTAATTTATATCTTTATTTTTTACCTGATCAAGCATATCAATTAAAAATATTTGGTAAATTCTTTTTGACGGATGTTTCATTAACAACAGATCTAACGACTGTTTATGATACTTCTTACATTGAATATTTAAGATATGCTCTTGCTGCATACATGTGTTCTGAATATGGAATATCTTTCAATCCTGATTCACAAAAAATTCTTGATTCTTATAGAAGAAAATTGATGTATTTATCTCCTCCTGATTTGAGTATGCAGAAATCTTCTATATTGACGCAAGGTGCTCCTTTGAGTTGGGCACAGTGTAACATTGGTCAAGGATTCCAACCTAGTTAATTGTATCATAGAAAAGGATGGTAACCATTTATAGTTTGATATATACTTCATTTTTACTTAAATAGGAAGTATGTATGTCAGAGATAATAAAAATTTGTAGAAAACATGGTCAATTAATTAAAGATCAGACTAGAATGGAAAAAAATATAATTCGTTGTAAACAATGCAGAAGTGAAACTAGAAAAAGAATATATTATAAAGATCAAGAAAATAGTATAAAAAAAAGTGTAGCTTGGAAAAAAAATAATAGAGATCATTATAATGCATGGGTTAGAGAAGACAGAAAAAAAAATCCAGAAAAATATTTATCATATGAAAGGAAAAGTAGAAAGAAAAGTGGCAGTAGAAGAATAACATTAGAAATAATAAGAATGCATAAATTGACATTAGAAAAATATGAACAGATGTTAAAA